CACTTACAATAAGAACGTTTGTTACATAACGCAAGTTACGCTTACGCTTACGAACAATGTCTTTGTCTGACTCTATACCAGAGTTCCACAATAAAGAATTAGCTTCTGCGATTGCGTCTTGCTGGCCTATAGTTGTTAATGATTTCTCTATGTACCACTGACCTGTAGGTCCTTTAAAAGCATGATCCCAGTATTTTGCCCAATAGCTTTCGCCTTGACCTTTTAATCCTGGTAGAAAACGAACTACTGCGTAACCATTTCCAGCTTTATCTCGCTGAGGATACCAAAAGCGATCATCTTTACTGTTTGTTGTTCCGCTTGGTGAAGCGTTGGCTTTAGCCGCCATGTCCTTTAAATCTGGACGATTGTTTTTTAGTTTTGCGAATGACATATGTGTCTCCATTTATATTTTTAGGTTTATATTACGTGTTTACCATATAGGCATAGTATAGTATTTTAGTCTTTATGTAAAGTCTTAATTTTCTCCTTATTAATTAATTTTTGTTTTAACAGTGATCTATATCGGCAACGTGTTTATTTTTGGTGCGTCTAAGCAATTTAGACTTCTTGCTTCCGCCTCAATCTTATCTTTGACAATACTGTTAACATACTTACCGACATCCTCAAGTTCAATTTGATTGTCATTACATATGTCTACAATAGCATCTATGTAACTAACTCGTTTTTCGTGTACAGATCGTTCTACCATTATAGAGAACTCACTTTTGTTTAAAAATTGTTTCAATGTATTACTCTCTATCTTCCATTCCAGTTTCATAGACCATACCCATATCTGGATAGTAGACACCATGCGTTCTCTTCGGAGTTCCATCTGCTTTAAATGACATATGAGTACAAGAGTATTTGATACTACCAGTTCCATGCTCACCAATCTTGTGATCTACATAGACACCTTTAGTTAGATACGTATTCAAATTACTTACGTAAGTATAGCAAATGTTATATTTGTTTCTTTCTACAGCATCTTTACTGTCCTTATACAACTTCATACTAATCAACAATTCTTTTTGTGTCTTTAACCACTGTCTCACATTCTTTAATGACAGTTCATGCTCATCAGGTAATGCAACAACATCAGGATGAAATTGTGTGTGCTTAACAGGTCCTTTAGCTTCTCTAGCTTTTGCCAGACGCGCTATGGCTTCGGCGTGTTGTTCTTCAGTCATAGGTTTGCGCTTCTTACGAATCTTAGTTCGTTTAACATCAATACCTAATTCTTTGAGTGCCGCATTTTTCTTTGCGTCTCTTGTAGCTTTAGATTTAGCATTTTTTCTAGCGAGTTCTGTTTTAGACATTGTTTTTCGCATAGCCATAATAAAGTTCTCCAATATTGTATATTCTTACTATAGCATACAATTTAGATAATGTAAACAGTTAATTTATATCTCCATTAAGCTTGACTAGTTCAGTTTCACCATTCTCAGGATTTTTCTTAGTTCTTATGAACCCATTATCAGAAAGATATGTTATAGTATGTTCAATACTATCTAGCTGTTTTATCTCTTCTTTCCATTTCCCTAGAAAGTAACTTACTGCGCTAATTCCAATAAGCAATGCGCCAACAATAAAATTTGTGTCTAAGTCTACCATTTACTATTCCTTCGTTCTCATACAATTATTTATATGTGTTTAAAATATCAGTTGTACGTTTTTATCAGTCAAAAAACTTGTAACATCCTCAGAGTTAAATTGCAACCATTTTTTATTTTTAATATCCCATGCTACAACTAAACTAGTAAATTCAATCCATCCACTATGTACGAGGTCGTGCAATCCTGGATACTTTGGGCAATCATTAGTTGATACGATGTTTGAATCTAAAGTAAAAAGTGATGTATGCACTTCTACTTTATTCTTATTCAATTTTGAAACCCATCTCGTTTCAGTAAAGGTCACTTCAACAACAGCTTTTGAAAGCACCTCTCTCATTTGTTCCGCATTCATATCATTTTCCTTTCTTTAAATTTACTCAACTTCGTTTAACCCAAATTCTCGATCTAGGTATTTCCATTCAACTTTAGTAGGGTTCCATTGTTCTAACTCTGCAAAGATCATATCTTTATCCAAAGAACTACAGGTGTATACATCTAGTTGTACAAGTGCAGGCTCTAGGAGTTCCCATATGTGTATTGCAATATGGCTAGTTTCTATCGCAACTAAACCAGTTATCCCTTCGTTACCTGGCACATCTACATATGCTGTAATAGGTCCTTTGGCAACTTTCATGCCAATTTTATCTACTAACATAGTAAGCCAATTTTGTACCCAAACTTCGTCTTTTGGAGGGTTTAAAACTTCAGCACGAATAATTAAATGCTTGTGTTCTATTAATTCCATATTACTTACCTTTGTTTCGTCTAATCTTAGCATACAACCTTTGTGTAGTATCTGCAACAATATTCTTTACAGTACGTCTACGAATACGCGCACGTTCAGACTTAGAAATACGTAAGGCTTTAATCTTTTCTTTTTCAGAACCCCATGCAAAATTCATATCTAACCCCTTACAATGGATAGTGGATCAATAACTATCAGCGCAGATGTCAATACTATTGCTAGTGCAATAATCACGAAAGGCAAGTCTATATTAATTCTTTTCATATTCAATCCCAATCTTTATCATGGCGTGTGGTTTCATGCGCAATTTCTCCATAATGCGCATCAGCATATTCAACTGAGTCTGTCCAGTAAATTTCGTCTAAGTTTTCGAGTAACCCATCTTCTGTCGTATTACAACAATCTCTATAAGCTTCTTCAATTTTAAAATTGCTGCGAATATACGATATGTATTTCTTATCTCGCTTCAATGCAGAAGAGTACAATTTGAGTCCTCTAAACAGGTATTTACTATGCATGATTATCTTTCACCTTTATCTTCAAGTTGTTTTATTCTTAATTGCATCCAGTCTGCAACAACATTTTCTGTTTTACGGATAGGTAGCTGTGTATCCACTGAGGCTTTAAGAGTAGACAAAGCTATCCTCAGTCCAAATAATTCTGACCATTCCAAGCTAGTTTTACTCATGTCTCAGTATAGATCGGTTTAGAGCTAATAGTAGTATGATAATCACAATCGTCTCTAAAGTCTATCGTAACTGTTTCACGAACAACCTGTGTGTCATTGTATCTATAGACTACTACTTCAGCGGTCAATGCATGTTCATCATAGGCTTTTATTATTTCTAATGCCAAAGCATCATGGTCTAGTGTTTTTGTCATAATCGTTCCTATTCTTATTATTGTTGTAACATAAATTAATGTAGTTGTAAAGCTATATTTTTATCGTTAGCAAGTGTCTGTACATAGTTCACCATTAGGCTTAGAGCCAGTTCCATCTACACCATTATTACAACCAACACTGGCAATTAATACTGTAGCTATCATTACGTATGTACCCCACTTACACCACTTAATAAACAACACATACGCATCCTCGGCTTGTTTCTGAGCCTGTTTTCTTTGCTTCTTATCAAATGCTTTACTCATTATGCAACCCACATAGTTTCTGCATCTAAAACCTCAGCGGTTTCATTAGCGGCTTCCAGTGTATTGAATAACAAATCATCAACTTTTTGTTCACGTTTCCAATACTTTTTTATGTTACCACTAAAAGTGATGTGTTGAACAGTTTTTCCATTTTTTATTAAGATGTACGGCATTATAAAAAGTCTCCTAACGTAACTTCAGTAGATACAACATCAATTCTAGCTTTAGCAATCTCTAGGTAGTTTTCGTCTAGTTCAATACCAATGAAGTTAAAACCACCTAGCTTTGCACCACGTCCTGTAGAGCCACTACCCATAAACGGATCAAGTGTTGTACCACCTTTTGGTGTTACCATAGTTACAAGGTAACGCATAAGGTCTGTAGGTTTTACAGTAGGGTGGTTGTTCTGTGTGGGCGTCCAACGTCCATATGGATTGCCATCTTCACCATTATCTGCTTTCTCTGCATGGTTTGGTCTGAACTCAGAAGACGCTGTGGCCTTTGGTGTAAAGTTCTCTAGCCCATCATTACGATCTTTCTTAGATGTCTTTGGAACATAGAAGAAACGTGCGGCTGAACCATCATCATTTCTTTCAACCACAACGCCTCTACGCAATGGCACATTTACCCCACTTTCTCCAATTGGAGCATTGCCATTTGATCTGCCACTTTTAGTGTTAGGAAACCCACTCGTAACTTCCTCAGAACCATCGTGAATAAAGTTTGCGGGGAATCTACCTGAATTATTTGGTATAGTCGTGCGGCGATCTGGTTCTGTCGCAATAATTTTACCACCATTGCCACCATTTATACCCTCCCTAAGATGTGAGTTCAGTGCAAGATTACTTCCATCACCAACAGTGATATGTGCAACTCGACTAGCATCAATATTGATACCACCAGTGCCATATTTCAATACATTCTTGGCAACAGTCTTTTCTCCTAGTGGTTTACGTGCAACTGTAATAGGTTCTAATGCAGGTTTGAGTGCAGTACCCCAACCTTCCCATTGTTTGGCTTCATCGGTGACTGGGACGTCAGAGTATGTATTCCACTCTGTGACGTTCCTCTTTTGCGCTCCCTGCTCAACATTTGATTTGGTCATTCCGCTTCCATTGTGCTTCCCAATTATCTCACGTTCAGCACCAGCCATTTTATCAAGAGACTTGCTGATATTGTGAGACTTAGGAAATCCACTACCATACACCCATGCAATCATATCCCTGATTTCAAAACCAGCATCCTCAATACGAACTGCCATACGATGCTGTGTTCGTGTGCCAGCAAATGCTAATAGATAACCACCTGGTTTGAGAACTCTTAACGCTTGTTCCCAAATCTCTGTAGACGGAACATCGTAGTCCCACTTCTTACCCATGAAATCAATTCCATAAGGTGGATCAGTGACAATGCTGTCTACTGAATTATCATCAAGGTCTTTTAGTCGATCTAAGCAATTGCCTAGCATAAGTTTCACGTCAGTCATTATAAAAAGTCTCCAAGTAGATTCGCATTTTGTATGCGCTCTTTTGCAATATTGTAGTAGTCTTTGTCAAGCTCAATACCAATAAAGCTTCGGTTTAGGTTTTTAGCGGCTACACCTGTTGTTCCACTACCCATTGTGAAGTCTAAAACTGTTTCACCCTCGTTGGTGTAGGTCTTGATTAGATACTCCATTAATGCTACTGGCTTTTGTGTTGGGTGTACTCTTTTTTTATCTGTGTTTATTTCAATAGTGTTAAATGGAAACCTCTTTGTAGTATCTTTTTCTTTATGCTTGTATTCTCCATTCTTATGATTTACATTAAAAACTTCTGTTGTTTTTGAGGCTTTTGGGATTTTATACTTCTTTCCATCTGACATTTGAGGATTGTAAACCATTATGTCATTTATCTTGTCACTACCTTTTGGAAAGTTTCTCGCATAACCATTAGAAAAAACAATAACATCTTCAATATTATTTAATGGCTGAAATGATGCTTGTGGAAAATTAGACTTTGTATCTTTTTTCCATATCCAATCATATTTAAACATATTTAAATTTGAGCATCTTAAAACACTTGAAAATGGTTCTTTTCCGAATAATACAATCGCGCCGTTCGGTTTAATTAGTCGCTTCAAATGATCCCACATAGGTTCAAAAGGAATAACAATATCCCATTTACAAGCTGTAGTTCCATATGGTGGGTCTGTCAGCACTAAGTCAACAGAACCATCAGGTATAGTCTTCATTAGTTCCAAGCAATCGCCTTGTAGTAGTTTCACTTATCATCCTCTTTAACAAACACACCATCAACCATTCTACCTTTACGATCTTTAATATCGTTATAGGCAACTTCAAGACAT